AAGGCAAACCTGATATTGCATGTTTTCAAGGGCGTACCGTAAATTGCGCTGAAAAATCGGTTAAAGAACATAAGGTTCCTAATCAGGTTTAAAGCCCCGCGACTTTAGTCGCAGGGGATATTTACTAAAAGGCATCTCCAGTTGCACCAGGTTCGCCTTGCGCTGTTTCCTTGCTTCTTACAATGTGATAATCCGGCTGCTTGCTACCAGCTTCTTTCTTATCGTTTTTGAAAACAACAATACGAATATCCTCCCCAAGAAAGTCAAGCGTTCCGGTGAGAAGTGCCTTGCTGTCTTTCTTTCCTTCCCACAATGCTCCGATCCTGCTGTTTGCCATAAATCTCCCTTGTTAAAATGGTAACTGTTTTCCCGCCGGTGGTATTTCTTTTTTTCTTCCTTGCGCTTGCTCTCCGTCGTCGTCCTCGCTTGCAACGTTAAGCATACCGCAAAGCGCATATCTTCGAGCATATGTCATGGCAGCCCCCATTGCCTGCGGTTCATTTTTCATCGGGGCAAAAAGGTATTCACCAGAAATCCATTCACCGGAAATATGCAGCAGGATTGTTTCGAGAACATTTTGCCCGTTGATAACCTTTGAACCCTGCACAACCGCAATGCCATTTTTTGCAAGCGCATCCCTAGTGGCATCAATGCAAGCTCCCAAGGTAGCATACTTTGAGTGAAAAAACGGGTTAGTGCTATCCTTCACTATTTTGTTGTATTCGGCCTGTGCCTTTGATAGCGCCGTTGCGATGTTTTTTGTTTCTGCTGATTGCATTTTGTGCCCCTGTTAAAGTTATTTTATCTGCACATTCTGTTTTACTACCAACTCCGCCCCGTCCACGGCCTCGCCGGATTTCAGTGCGTCTTTTATTGCAACCTTGTCCGGCTCTTTGCGCTCCGGTATGATGCGCTGGAATTTTGCCGGTATCTTTGTGGAGTCAATTATATTTGCACTCACGCTTTCACGCCACCCTATTTTGCCTGTTGCAAATTCCATCTTTTCACGCGGCTGCATAATTCCGGCAAGATACTGCTTTGCCCATTCTGCGTTACGCTCATGTGAGCGCAGGCGCTTGTCCAGTGCCGCTATTTCATTCATAAGCATAACGGCAAGGCTATTTTCGTTTTTGTAGTAGCACATAGTTGCCTCTATTTTTAAATCTCGCGCCAACTCCATTGCGTCAAGCCTAATGCTTAAATCATTACTTATTTCACCATTATTGCTTTCTGCATAATCCCTTACTTCATTTAATAGTGATAGATATGCTGAGTTAATTTCGTAGAGATTGCTCATAAATTCCCCTTTTTTTATTTTATATGTTTCCAGCATTTTTTATGTTTTATATTACTAATCCATGCTTCGCTTACGCCTATTTTTTTTGCTATATTGCGTCGTGATTTGTCCTGATGTTTTTGTTCCCATAAATAAAATTCCTTAAAAATAGCGCGGCTTACCGTAGTCTGTGGCGCAGATGGACGGCAATTTAAGACATGGAGCCACCGCGCTTGTTGTTCTCTCTGGAATTGCCACAGACTTTTTACTCCTTAAATATAATATATTTTTAAGTAGGTATGTTATTTATTTTTAACTTTCGTCCGGTTCATTGTTCCGCCAGTGGGTCGTTTTCCTCAATCCCGCGCTCGGTGCGCTTGTCCCATATCGCGTCAAGGTGCGTGTAGTTGTCGAGTTCAGTCCTCATGCGTCGCCGCTCTTGCCTGTGCCACAACCTCGCCCTGCGCGTCGCTGTCCGCCCGTATCGTGTCGTCTATGATTTCTAGGCAGCTGCGCCCCTCCGGTATCGGGCTGGAAAAGGCTCGGCTCATTATTGCGAACAGGTCGGGGAGTAGATCACCAACTTTGCCTTTGAAAGCATATACCTGTGTGCGTTCCACGTTATGCCCCTTCCGCCTGTTTGATTGCCTGCTTGTCGCAATAGTGTGCATATTGCTTGTCAAACTCCGATAGAACCGCGTTCGATACCGCGCTGTATATGGAGCGCAGACTTGCCATTTCTACCTCGACAGATTTTACCCGCAACATTAACTTGTCTTTCTTTTTTTTCATTGCTGCATAACGCCTTACATCTATGCTTATCGCCATTTACCCCTCCTTTGTTTTGTGTTTTATCTCTCTTGTCAATTTGTCCATTTCTTTTTTAAAACACGCCGTACAATATCCGTGAGAAACCTTTACAGTATCGTTATGCACCTCCACGGTATATATCCACCAATTGCCAATTTTATATCGCTTGCACACGCAGCAGCGCAATCTGATTTTTAGCGGAAACCGCGCCTTACTCTCGCGGTGGGCAATGAGGCGCTCGTATTGTTTTGTATTCATAGCCACCGCCCGTTATTTCTATGTATTGCATCAACCGTTATCATTCCGGCGATAAAACCTACAAGAAATAGAAGTAATCCGATCACCTTGCCCTCCCAGTAATTATTTTCCCCGCCTGCTCCATAACGTCCCACTTTGAAGCAAAGCCATAACTTGCCAGAATATTGCCAAAATCGTTCTTCTTGTGATAATGCTCGCAAATTGTGCCAAACGGCATACCGCGAGATTTGGTGCTGTGTATCTTGTCGGCAACCGGCTCACGGCCACGGGTGCGCGGGTGCTTGGCTTTGTAGGTGGAGGTCATTACTTATCCTTTAAACGATATGGCATGAATGGGTAAAGTGAGCAAATAGGGCATTCACAATCAATTTTTCCATCAGAATAATACCCCATACATGAGCAGCATTGAGCAATAGCGGCCTGCCGCGCCGAAAGTTTGCCGCCAGAATAGTATTTTTTAAGGTAATCCCGACCTGGCGAGGCTTTTGCACTATCAAGGGTACTAACCCTATCGGCCAAATGCGGAATAGAAGCGGGAAACCTTGCATTTATAACAGAAACCACGTTAAAAACATACTTATTGACCGCCCCTTTTGGCCTACCTGAAAATTTTACACCTTTTTGAAAGGTCATTTTTAACTCCATTAAATTGTTTCTGATATAAATTTACGATAAAAAAATATAAAAGTCAAGTAAATAATAATTTATTTTCAATGCCCATTTCCAGGATGTCGCCCACCAAGCCCATGCCCACCACCCCGCTTACTCCAAAGGTGCGTTGTGTCTATGCCGTGCGGCTGCACCCGTTCATCCTCAAGGCACATCACCGGAGCGGCCTGGGCTTGGCGCTGGGTGCGCTGCTTTTCCGCCTCATATTCGCGCCAGAGGTCGAATTTGATATACTTCGGTTTCTGCTTTACCATTCCCTTTCCTTCTCCGGCTTTTTGCAAAATCGCATATCGTTAATTAAGAGAAACTTCTTTTCAATATCCAATTCAAAATAAGGATTTTCCCCGAATGAAACCGCATTAAATCTGCGGTGTTTTAAAAAACGCCCTATAATTTTATCATCCTTGCGCCACAAGCCTATGGAAAAATCAGATGTGGCTTCTATTGCAGTTCCACCTTTTCCGCTTCTTGTGCCTACCTCTGAATCCATTTCTCGCGTGTCCCTGTTGGTTTGGCACAATGCAATAACGGGAATGTTTAAACTTTTTGCAATTTTCTTTTTTAGTCCAGTCATTATCATTTCAACAGCATCATATTTCGTTTTTGCCTCTGTGGAAACAAAGTCAAGATAATCAATACCAGCAAGAATACATTTTTGATCTGACATTTCCTCGGTTAATTCTATGGTTTTTTTAATATCATCAATAGTTAGCCACGTTTCGTCAACGACATATATTCTGTGATATGGGGATTGTGATATATTGGTTTTTAATTCTTGCCATTGCTGGTTGTTAACGTTTGCGGCTTGTCTTAAATCGTTTGGCCGGTAACAATTAAACATTATTTGCAGTTCTCTTTCAAATTCCGCTTCTGCCTGCATTTCTAAAGAAAAGAAAATAGCAATTCCGCTTTCCGTCGTATCAATGGCCCGCTTTGTTAAATTCATTAAGGATGTTGTTTTGAAACAACCAGGGTTCGCTATTATGCTAAACAAATCCCCACCCCTTAATCCGCCGGTTATTTCGTCTATTAGGTCGAATCCAAATTTCAGGCCAAAAGGATTTTTCTTTGAATCGGTTTCAAACCTTTGCAGGCGTTCACCAATTGAAAGCCCAGGCCTGACTTTTATTTCCGGGGCATAATCAAATGGTTTGGCAAGTATTTTCAGTTTTTCAATATCAAAAATATCCAAGCCATTTAAAAGGCAATCGCGGGAATCCTTAAATGGCAACAAGACGTTTTTGCATTTCCATACTCCTGCTTTTTGTGCAAATTTTTGAGCGCCTTCTTGTCCGGCCTTATCATTATCGAATAACAACCAGATTATTTTAAAATTTTTATTTATTTTTCCCATTTCTTCAGAATAATTACTAGCACCAAACGGCACAGATACCACATTATCTATTCCCATAGCTACTAAAGCGTGGCAATCATCTTCCCCCTCTACAACATGCAAATATTCTTTTTTAAAATCAACATGCTGTAAACCATAATAAATTTTCTTTGCATTTGATTCGGTTCGCATTTGCTTATTAGCGTTGACATATTTAACATTAACTATATCGCCAGTTTCAACATCAACATAAGCATAGGTACGACATGGGCCAAGTCGTTCATCCTTGAATTGGCCGACTCCATATTTCTTTAAAACATCTTCCGGTATTCCGCGATGTTCTTTATAAAGTGAAAAATATTGGTCTGGTTGCTCTTTGTATTTTGATACTTTTACTTGGTCTGGTTTGTGGTAAACTTTAAATTCAAATGGTTCAAAACCCTGGTCGCGTTTGAAGGTAATCAGATTTCCTTTAGTTTGGCATTTAACACAGAAAAAAACACCCGTATCCTCATTGAAAGAAAAATGCTCCGACTTATCTTTTCTGTCCGTCTCACAATAAGGACATTTATCCAAATACAATTCATTTCCGCGCCGTTTGTATCCATAAGCGACTTGAGCAAGAAAATCTAGTAAATCAAATTTATTGTAATTGTCCATTTTGCTTTTCTTTTTCAACAATTTCTTTAACGTGCTTTTGATATTCTTCATCTGGCATACATTTTTCCGGCAGGGGACGGTATTTATCAAGATTTCCATTAAGGATATTTTTTCTTAATGATTTTGCAGACCGTATGTTTTTTTCCCAAAAAGAATCTTTTCTGGCATTCGTCATAGTTTGATCTATTACATCCCAAGGAATTTTATTAATATCATGTAACTTTCTAATTTCCTCCGCCCATATTTGTAAATTGGGCTCTTTCATTAATGTTCCAGATTCTTTTATTTTATTCCAAAGGCGAAATGATAATCGGTATCCGGGAAAATCTAACGGAAAAGCGAGTATACTCTTCTTCTTTCTATTCTCTTCTATACTATCCTTGCGATTCGCGGGGCGATGTCCCCACCGCTTAATATTTCCTTCAATGCCCTTCTCAGAATAAAAAAGGCGTTCTTTTTTGTGATCCAATATACGTTGATTGTAATAATTGCCATGTTCGCAGATGTAGAATAGTTTAATTTCAACACAATAATCAAATATTATTTGCAGTTTATCTATCGCCACCCCATAGCTTATTGATAGCCCCCCGATGGCCTCCCTATTAATGTAACCGGTTGTATCTTCTGCCATTGTTTCACAAATTGCCCAAAAAATACCATATCCTTCCCAACCAAACTTGAAACGCAATTGTAGTATTTTTTGATCGTTTCGTGCTGAATAGTCGTGTTGTATATAAAACGATTTTAACATAAGAGGCTTTTTTAAAAGCTCCGGGCCAAAATACAACCGGCACGCTACAAGCCCTGTAAGAAGCTATGCAACGCTTATTGAGATTGACCCGGAGTTGATAATTCGATTATTCAAAATCACCTTACAGTGAAGGTTTGCCGTCTGCCGGTAGCTCCAGCATGTATTAATTATAAAATGCGCCCCAAGCGTTGTCAAGAAATTTTTAATAATAATCATACCCACTATTGGCATACCCCTTGAAACCGGCTATCAAATAGCGTACCAATATATATTGATATGGCATTTTTACCAATTTGTGTAAATATTCCTTGACTTTGAAAATATTTATGGTATATTTTAGATAAATCAGACAAAAAGTAATAAATAACATGAAATGTATAAAAGAAAAACAATAAAATGCCCGCAGGTGCGCCTACAAAATATAAAACGGAATATCCAGAACAGATAAAAAAACTATGTAGACTCGGGGCAACTAATAAACAGATAGCGGATATTTGGGATGTTTCCGAAGCAATTTTAAAAGTATGGTTGAATGAATATCCCGAATTATTGGCTTCCTTAAAAAAGGGCAAGGATGAATCGGATGCCTGTATTGCTAATTCTCTTTATCACCGCGCTAAAGGATATGAACACCCTGCCGAGGAAATATTTTGTAAAGACGGTGAAGTCACTCGCGTTGATATAATTAAACATTATCCACCCGATACGCTTGCCTGTATTTACTGGCTAAAAAATAGACAGCCTGAAAAATGGTCAGATCGTGAAGGTAAAGAGGAAAAGCAATTACCCGAAGATGTGTCTGTAATTATTGAGGCTGACACGGATGAATGATAAACCCGTAAAGATTCCAGACAGATTTAAAGCCCGCCCGAAGCAGTTAAAAATATTATCAAAATTACTTTGTCGTGATTTAATAGAGGCGAAACAGCACCCTATTTATGGCGGTTTTTTTGGTGGAATAGGATCGGGAAAAACGGCAACGGGTACACATTTTTCGATAACAATGATTAAAAACAATCCCGCTACTGTTGGTTTTATTGGTGCAAATTCTTACCAGCAATTAAATCAATCCACACTTAAAAATTTCTTTGAATATGTAGATAAATATGGGTTTAGATATGTTTATGACATACGTCCGCCTCGTTCATGGGGAATAAAATCGAAATTTAAAAAACACAACGGCATTATTACGTTTGCTTTTGGCCCACAAATAATTGTGCGTTCAATGGAAAATTATGATGATATTAGGGGTATAGAAATTGGTTGGTTATGGCTGGATGAGACGCGGGATACGAAGAAAGAGGCATGGGATGTTGTGAAGGGGAGGTTGCGCGATAATGCAAGTACAAACCGGGCCGGATTAATAACCACAACCCCAAATGGACACGATTGGCAACATGAGGAATTTATAGTAAAACCTGGGACAAAAAACGACGAGGGAAAAATATTAAATAAAGATCATATCCACGTCATTTCTTCAACATATGAAAATAGAAAAAATCTCCCAGAAGGCTACATAGAGTCTCTTGAAGATTCTTACGATTCTTTTCTCGCAAAACAGGAACTTGGTGGGGAGTTTGTTAACACGCAATCGGGGCGCGTGTATTATTCATATACGGATTTAAACCATGATAAAACAATTAAATACGATCCGTCACTTGCGCTTTATATCGGAATGGATTTCAACGTTGATCCTATGACGGCGGTACTCTACCAAAACTACACAGAACAAGACGCAACATTAAAAAATCATATCATAAGTAAAATATTCAAGGTTTATTATTTACGTGGAAGCAATACCCAGTTGCTTGCTAAAAAAATAGTCAACGATTTTCCTAATGCCCCCGCCTATATTCTCACGCCTTGCCAGAGCGGAAGCGCCCGCCAGACCGTTGCACCTATCGGGATAAATGATTTGCGATTAATCCAGGTTGAATTTGTAGGAAAGCCATTACGTATAGCAATGAAAACGAAAAATCCTATGATACGTGACAGGATCGCCGTTACCAATAACCGGCTGGAAAAGAAATTGATTATGATTAACCCTTTGGGTGAGGGGTGCAAAGAACTCATTTCTGATTGGCAGTTAGGGTATTACAAAGAGGGTACGAGTGATATTGACTGGGGAAACGCCTTGCGCGGGCACGCTTGCGCGGGCTTAGATTATTCCCAGGAATATCATCATGGCCGAATGATTCTTTACGATAGTTTTACAAAAAAAAATGGATAATATTGAAAATTAAATATTTACAAAAAGAGGTACAATTATGATTCGTATTCCGGTTAATCCAGCAATCGAAAAAAGAGCACAAAAGTATGAACGTTGCCGCGTTCTTTTTGAGGATGATGAACAAACATTAAGGAATGATAATGATTATACCTATTGTTTCAAATTGCCCCACGAAAAACAAACGGAATATAATTTTAGGAAAAATATATTTATAAACGGATTTATTAACCCGACATTAGAACTTATTAATGCCCCAGGAAATGTCATATTCCGGTGTGCCCCAAAAGAGGAAATACCAGATAATTTATTGACATTTGAGTTTGCGAAAAATGTCATGCATTCAAAATATAATTCTATTTCATTGATACGCTGGATGCAGAATATTGCAAGCCCAATGTTCCGTTTAAATGGTACGGTATTTGTTATTATGGATATGCCGATAGATGTCACGGTTTCTTTACAAGATCAAAAGGATAGAATGATTTACCCATATATAAATTTTATTAATGCCGCTAATGTGATAAATTGGGAAATTCAAAATGGTGAATTTCTATGGTTTGCATATAGGGCTTGCTCAAGACCGGATTGGACGAATTATACAAAGCCTCCGCCTCGATCAACAAAAGAAATTCATGTTTGGGACAAAACAAATCTTACTATTTACCGAAATGGAAAAGATCCTGAAGTAAAACCGCATAATTTTGGATTTGTGCCAGTGATTTATCAAACGGCTTATCCTGATAATTACAATGATATAATTGGGGATTGTACGTTTTTTACCACATCAAAACTGATATTTACAGCCATGAACTTTATGACTTGTGCCAATATGGAAGTGCTTAAATACTCAGCCTCGCTTTTACTTATGCCACAACAAGCGGTAATAGCGGAAAATAGTAATATTGACAATGAGGGTCAAGTGACATTAAAAAAGCATTATGATGAAACAACTATGATATATGGCGGGGATAAGCCGCCCCAATTTTTAACAAAAGATTTACAATCAATTCCTGTAGCAAGAGATCAATATCGGGAATACATAACGGAAGCAATAAATAACGAAAAGAATGCTAAATCTATTAGAAAAATGGGTATTGGTGGTGAAGAGGTTATGCAATCGGGGATAGCTAAAGCAATCGAACGTGATCCGGTTCAGGCAAATATTGTCAGCACTGCAACTGATTGCGAATTATTACATCGAAAAATATTAAACATGGCGGCGATTATTCTTGAAGAACCCCTAGATGAAATCAACGTTGAATATGAAAAACAATATGATATAAAATCTTTTGAGGATAAGTTAAACAATCTGGTAACTTTTATGACTAAGGTAACAGATTATCCATCTATTACTGGGAAAAGAGAAATGTTTAAAAGTGTGACAGAGGGAATAACTGAAGAACCGGAAACGGCCAAGATAATTAACGCCGAAATAGATACGGCGGATGTGAGCGAAAGCATTGTAAACAATGCGGCACTGGAAGCATTGATGAACCCCGGCAAGGGCGCGGGTAATGCTGTTCCAGGTAAGCCTCCAATAGTTCCTCCTACAAAGAAAGGCTTTCCCGGTGTTCCAGATAATAACTAAGGCTTATAATTGCGTTGACTGGATAGAGCGGTGTATAATTGAAACGCAGCGCCAGTTGTTATCTAATTGGAAAATGACTATTGTCATTGATAAAAGTGACGATAAAACATTTTCAAAATGCGCAAGGTTTCAAGAGCAGGGCAAAATAGAAATCCACGTGATGAAAGAGCGCATGTATGGCACGTTTAATTTTATTTATGGAATTGAACAGGCGAAACCTAAAGAAGATGATATAATTGTCGCCCTAGATGGTGATGATTATTTTAACCAATACGACGCTCTTAATGTGGTGCAAAAGCTGTACGATCAAAGCGGGTGTTTGCTCACTTATGGCTCGTTTGCGCGTGAGTCTACCGGGGAGCGGTGTCCCTCGTTTGGGCGCTATGACAAGACCCTGCCAGTACGGGAGCAAAATTGGAATGGTTCTCACCTTAAAACATTCAAGTATAAACTATGGCAAGCTATCCCAAAAAAGTATTTGCAAAACGAGGCCGGAGAATATATAATATATTGTGATGATATGGCGTATATGTTTGCCATGATTGAACTCGCCGGATGGGACAAGGTACAGCAGATAAAGGAACTTCTGTATATGTACAACGACACAAACCTCGAAAACGCTTTCGATACCCACAGAACAGAATGCAAAGAGATTGAGGCTTATTTGCGGGCTATGAAACCGCTTGATAGAAAGCTGTTTTAATGGTTCACATTATCATTTTTACCAAAGACCGGCAATGCCAATTGAATTTACTTAGTCAAAGTATGGGCAAGTTTTTGGACGCCCACCAGTACGAAAATACCCTTATTACCGAAACCGGAAAAGATTTTGAGGCGGCAACAAAGGCGGCGGTAAATTCTAATTGTGAATACACCATGTTTCTGCCGGACGATTGTATATTCACGAGAAAGATAGTATTTGATTATATTCCAGAAATATTAAAGGATAACGTTATTTGTGTTTCCTTGCGTCTAGGTGATAATATTAAATATGATCTTCCATTAAATAAAAACATATCTTCTCCATTACAAACAAGAGGAGGGGCAATTGTACACCAATGGCCCTGGAAATGTTATGTTGGTTATTTTGGTTATCCCATGAGTATTGATGGTCATATTTTTAAGACAAGAGAAATTGCAGAAAAAGTAAATAGATTGTCTTTTGAAAATCCTAATCAATTAGAAACTATGCTTTCACGTAATCCAATTAGCCATGAATTTATGGCTTGCTTTGAAACTCCTTGTCTTATTAATCTCGTTCTCAACCGCATCCAAACAACCCACCTGCACAACAAATCAGGCAATTTCCCCGCCGAATTATT